CGCGCTCGATGTAGCGGTTACCCGTGAGATCGGGGCGTTCGCCGGTCAGCTTCTCGATCTTGATCCGGCGACGATCAGCGCCGTATCCCTTCGCGAGATCGCGTGCTTCGGTCGCGCTGCAGCCCTGGCGACGCGCCTCGAGCCATGCGGCACGGTCGTCGCTCGACGGGCCCCGCAGTCGGTCGAGAATGCCGACCCTCGAGAGAGTAGTGATCGTGTTCACGGTGTTCCTTTCAGGTGATCAGGCCAGAGCACGAAGCGCAGCGCCTCGAGATTGCCGGGAGCGGGGTCAAACTCTTCGATCGGTTCGCCGAGATGACGAGCGACCATAGCCGCGAGTACGACGGCGTCGACGACGTTGTCGTCTCGGCTGTCGAGCTGCGGGTACTGGGCCAGGCTATGCGCGACCACCGACTCCTTGTCGGCGCCGCCGTCGCCGGTGGCGTACTGTGCGCGCTGACGCGGGGAGATCTCGACGAGGTTGCCGTGCGCGCGCTGCTCGAGCGCTATGCCGATCTGCCACCAGACGCCCGACCGCTCGTGCGTGGACACGCTCTTGCTCATGTAGCTGGGCGCCTCGATCGCGGCGGCGTGCAGGTCGCGGGGCATGTTCAGCAGCGCCTGCTGAGCGAGCGTGTCGATGCGGCGAGCTCGCAGCCAGACGGGGGTCACGCCGCGATCCTTCGATCGTCCCTTGCGTCCGCCGCCCGGGGAAGGCACGCGCGGGATCGAGGCCGATGAGTGCAGCGACCAGCGGATGCGCCTGCTCTTCGTGTCGATGAACGCGAGCGCGAGCCCTGTCAGCGACACGTCGGCGCCTGCGACGATCACCGGCGCGCCATGTAGTCGAGGCGCTCCTGTGCGCGGCGACGCTCTGCGCGCAGGACGAGAGCGAACGCGACCCATAGGGCGACGGCGACGATCAGAGCCAGCAGCGGCACGGCGATGACGACGTGCAGCAGATACCAGCCGACGATGAGGGCGAGCCCTCCGAGAATGGTTTTCATGACCCCTCCTGGGGAAGTTAGAACGAGTAGAACTAAGTTAGCGCTGACTTGCGCCGCTCACTGCTTCAGCCGCCACTCTTCGACGAGCTCGAGCGCCAGCGACACTCGCTCCGCCGTCGGCGCAGGCTGCCGCAGCACCTTCTCGATCTGCTCGAGCGTGCGCGTCGAGTCGGCGCCGCGCTGACCGTCGAACTTGATCCGATCCAGCGACGCGCTGTCGATGATCGCGACGTGGAGTCGCGAGATCTCGACGCCGCCAGCCTCGACGGGGATAGACAGCTCACGCTCGAAGGCGAACACGGCCACGTCAGCTCACCGCCCGCAGCATCGTCTCTTCATTCACGCACAGCGCGTCGATCTTCGTGCCGAGAGCGTCCCAGTCGCCGGTGATCTCGCGCCATGCGCGATCGAACAGGGGGCGGTCGTCTTCGACGTAGGCGCTCACGGGTCGCATGCCGACACCGGGCACGAACTCGTAGCGCTTCAGGGGGCGGGCGCCATGCTTGCTCTCGTACAGCTCGGCGACGCGAGTCGCGAACCGGCCAACGGTGCGGGCGAGAGCGACGCCCTCGAGTCCACGGTCGACGGCGAGATACGTCGTGAGATCCAGCGGGCAGAGCGTGCTGCGGTCGAGGATCATCGTCGCGCGACGTACGACCTCTTCGGGGTCGAGTGCCGGGCGCGCTTCGCGCAGCTCGCGCAGCGCCTGCACTGCTTCGTCATTCGTCATGGTGTGCCTTTCGTGTGTAGGGGAGTCGAGCGCCTGGCTCGTTGACACGATGCTATTACCAGTAGAACAACGTTGTCTAACCGTCGTGCATCTCGGGCGTGTCCGTCAGCGCTCGCGTTTCACGTGAAACGCGGCCAGCTCAGCGGCGATCTGCGGGCACAGAAACGCCCCCGACGTCCGAAGACACCGAGGGCGCGCTGTTCGCCTGTGAGAGCGTCGCCTGTCAGCGGCGCGGCGTGTTCGGCAGGCTCACCGCGAGGTTGAACACGCTCGCGAGGTACAGCACCGCCGCCGAAACAGGGTTCGTGAACTGAGCCAGATCGAACTCCGGCGCAGCAGCGTCGACGACGATCACCGTGCCGAGCACGATCGCGACAGCCGACACTCCGACGTTGATCGCCTTGCGAACGCCGGGGCTCTGCACCACGACGTTCGGAGTGTCACTGGGGGCGACATGATCGCCCACACCAGGGGTATTGGTCATTGGTCATCCTTTCGATTGGGTAGTGCGCTACGAGGAATAGTGTCCTCCATTTCAGGCCACGGTGGGAGCTCTTCGCGCCGCATCCCCGCACGCTCCATGAGCTCGATGCGCAGCTCCGCCGCATGCTCACGAGCGCGCTGCTCGTTACGTCGCGACGCGAGCGCCACCTGATCGGCCACGTCGCGCTCATCGCGGTAGCGGTTCGCGCGCTCTTCGGCCAGCTGCGCTTTCAGCACCGCCGCGTCCCGCTGCTCGACGAGATCCACGCGCCTCTTCCCCTCGCGCGCAGACACGCCCGCCCGCACCTTGCCGACGACCTCCATGATCGCCTTCACCAGCGCGAGCAGTCCCCCACCGCCGCCCACACCTACCAGCCAGGGCAGCATCGCCTCGAAGTTCACAGCAGCCCCCTCAGTAGTGCATGCGGGGCACGATGTTCTTGGTTCGTCTCCTGAATGCGGCATCCAGCCGCTTACGGATCGAGTCGACGCCCGGCTCGTTCGTGAAGATCTTCAGCTCTATGTAGCGCCGCAGCACGAACAGCCCCGCCACGACGACGATAGCCGCCAGCGCGAGCGAACCGCCCGACTGGATCGTCGGCACGAGAATGAGCCCGTAGAGAGCGGCGCCCCACCCTGCAGCGACGTTCGCCGGGAACTCGAGCGCCCACACTCGCGACAGCCGCCCGATGAACGCGACAGCGCCGCCCCCCGCGAGCAGGAAGCCCCAGACCCACAGCGCCCACTCGAATTGCACAGTGCGCTGCACGTACTCCGATGGGTCGACTGCTGCGCCGACGCCAGCCACGGCCAGCACGAGATAGGCGATCAGGTCAACAACCCAGATCGCCCTCTCAAGCCGGACGCGCTTGGCGCCGACGAGCAGCTCGCTCTTCACTTGTTCCGTCGACGCGCGAGCTCAGCAGCCGCCGCCTCGAGGTACTCGTCCGACACCGTCGCGAGATCGAGCGAGAGCGGACGCTGCGCGATCTCACGCAGCGCAGCCTGAACCTCGGACACGCGACCCTCAGTCGCGCTCGCGATCGCGGGCAGGCCGACCGTCTCGCCCTTGTAGTTGGCGAGCTCGAGCAGCTGCACGCGCAGATCCCCGATCCAGTCGCCCAGGCCCGACAGCCGCAGCTCGATGCCGTTCAGCACCGTCGCTACGGGAACCTCGTGCCCCATGAAGTTGGTCATGTAGTCGTTTTCAGCGGCCACGTCGTCTTCTCCCTTGTAGATCTGCTGCGCTCGCTGGACGATCCAGTCGAGGTTCATATCCGGCCCCGGACAGGCCGTCGCGTACGTGCCGGGCACCTCATTGTGACCGATGATATGGGCGCGTGTCAGCGACCCCAGGAATCCGGCCTTGTAGAGCGCCACCGCGAGGATCGCGAGACGCTCACGACACAGCGCCGAGATCCCCCACTGCGGACCCAGCGTCGTGTTACAGACCTCGACCGTGAATGCCTTCCGGTCGAACGCGCTCGCCGAAGTGAACGCACGCGACCAGAACGGCACGACCTCGTCGAGCCACCCCGTGTTCGACATAGCGCCGTTGGCCGACACAGTCCGGCCACCGGGCGCCATGAGTGACTTCAGCCCACTGAACGACGTCAGCGTGCCGTGATGGATTTCGAGATACTGCGGCTTCTCACCGAGCCGCGACGCGTACTCACTCGGCGCCGTGAGATCGACGCCGTCGAACAGATTCAGAGTCCCGGCCATGATCAGAGCTCCCCATCTTCCGCGAGACGCTCGACCGGCGCCGACACTGCAGCCGGGGACGGCGGCAGCACGCGGGCACGCAGCCGCGCCATGCGCGCGAGAGCCTCTTCCTCAGTCTCGGCGACGTCGTCGACAGCCGCGAGTTCGCGACGCTTCGACTCGTCCCAGTCCTCATCGCTGACGCGCGACCCGTCGTGCGCGTTGTAGAACCGATCGACCAACCGCTCATCGACCTTGTGCCCGTCGATCTCGACGAAGCTCATGCGATCACTCTCCTGTCATGGTGATAGTCCGCCGCTCGAGCTCATCGACTCGAGCGAGCAGATCCCGATTGTCCTCCGCCAAGCTCTGCACGGCCTGGATGAGTGCGACCGTAATGCGGTCGTAGTTGACGCCCAGCGGCCCCTTCTCGTCGAAGTAGACGAACGGGGTCAGCCCCGCCTCGTGCGCCTCTTCGGCGATCAGACCGAACTCGACGGGCGCGCGATCGCCCTGCTCGCGCACGGCTGCCCGATAGCGGTACGTGACGACTCGCGCGTCGAGCAGCGCCTGCACGAGCGACGGGGCGTCCTCAATGTTCTGCTTGAACCGTCGCGACGACGGCACATGCCCGAGAACACCGTCGCCGCCGATCCACACGGCGCGGTAGTTCGTCGACAGGATGCGGTTGAAGACGTTCGGGCTCAGTCGCCCGTCGTACAGCCCGTCAGTCGCGCTCCACGTCGCGCGAGCGTCGACGTCGCCCTTCGTCGCGAGTCCCGCGACACGATCGTCGACGTAGCCGCGCTGGGCGGCGTGCTGACGGTTCTGCCCCTGCTCGTTCATCCACAGCGACCGGACCGTCAGACCGCCGTTCGCGTCACGCTTCGCCAGGCTGTTGTTCGTCGCGTCAGTCGCCGCGCCCCGGACGATAGCGTCGATCTGCTCGGCCCACTGCTTCAGCGCGAGGTTCCCCAGCGTCGACCCCATGTTCACCGAAGTCGGGCCGTGCTCGTGTACCTCAGGCGGGAACTCAGTCGGCTTGCCGGTGATCGACGCCCAGCTGTGCGAGTGCGCAGACGGCGCGAACGTCGTCGGCTTGCCGGTGATCGCCGACCACGACAGATCCGGCGTGATCGAGTACCACGTGCCACTCACCCAGACCTCGATCTGCCGCGTGGTCGTGTTCACGCCGAGCGCGATCTGGCTTGCAGCAGGCGACGGGCGAGTCGCCGACGTCGCGTAGGGGATGACTCTCAGCCCCGTGCGCACCGCGCGCTCGACGATCATCGCCGACGTGATCGACACGACGCCTGAGGCGACGCTGATCTCACCCAGCGGCAGCTCCCAGACTGCAGCGGTCTGCGTCAGCGCGGGCAGCGTGCCGCCCGACGCGTTCGCGGTGCCCGCCTTCACGACGGCAGTGATCGTGTTTGCCGTGAGATCCAGTCGCAGCAGCACGTAGTCCTTGCGAGCTGTCCCCGCAGCAGGCGCGGCGCCGACCGTGAGCGCCTTCGCACTCGTGTTCTCGTAATAGAAACCCTGCAGGATCGCGGCACCCGCCGCGACGTTCACGACCATGCCGGAACCCGCAGACAGCCCCAGCCCCGACACGACGCCCGTGTCGAGCGCGGTCGCGAAGAGCTTGCTGTACTGCGCTTCGGTGGTCAGCTGATTCTCGAACGGCCAGCTGTTCTCTGCCATGTCGTGCCTCTCGTCGCTGCTATTCTGCCCTACCCGACCGGGAATGAGGCGTTACCCAGCACGCCCGTACCGCCGCCCATCGACGCGCCTACAGAGATCACTCCGCCCGACGTCACCTTGATCGGCGTGAAGACGTTGCCCCAGAACGCTGCAGGCAGCCACGCATCCGCGCCGGGACGCGCAGACGGCGGCAGCGTCGCGATCACCGCGCCGCCCGGCACGCCGTTGGGCGCCTGCACGTCGAGGCGCAGGTGAACGACTCGATCCATGACGCGATAACGCACCACGCCACCCGACGAGAAACTGCCGCTCGGCGTCAGAGACAGCCAGCCGGTGTCTTCCATGCCCGGTCCAGGCGGTCCCTGCGGCCCGGTCGCCCCCGTGTCGCCCTTCGGGCCAGTCGCGCCCGTGACGCCGGTCAGACCGCGAGGGCCCTGCTCGCCGCGACGTCCCGCGAGCTCGATGCGCCAGTCGGTGAACGTCCCCGCCCCCGCCGACTCGTACACGGTGAACGTGATCGACGACGCCGAGATCGCCGTGACATGCCCGGCCATGTAGACCGTCGGGTCGCCGATCCGCGACGCGCGCACGTACGCGCCGACGGTCAGATCGAGCGGCTGAGCGAGCGCGAACGTCGGCGACACGGTCCCGATGATGATGCTCGAAGTCGATGTAGTGCTCACTCGAGCGGGGTCGCCCTTGTCGCCCTTGTCACCCTTCGGGCCAGTCGCGCCGGTCGGTCCCGTCGCCCCCGTGTCGCCCTTCGGCCCGGCAGCGCCAGTATCGCCCTTCGGGCCCTGAGCTCCCGTGTCCCCCTTCGGGCCGGTCGGCCCCGTCGGACCCACTGCGCCCGTGTCACCCTTGGGCCCCGTCGGACCAGCCGGGCCAGTCGCCCCAGTCGCGCCCGTATCGCCCTTCACGCCCTGCGGGCCCTGAGCTCCCGTCGCCCCTCTGGGGATACCGAACGCGAACGTGCGCGCCGTCGCGCTGCCACCCAGCGCCACAGTCGGCGCTGCACCCTCGGCGAGAGCAGTCGCGCTCGCGCCCGTGATCGTCCCTGCAGGCCCCGTCGGTCCCGTCGCACCGACGGGCCCCTGAGGTCCGGTCGCCCCGGTGTCACCCTTCACACCCTGCGGTCCGGTCGCTCCCGTCGGGCCCGTGTTCCCTCGAGGCCCCTGCTCGCCCTGAGGACCGCGCACGCCAGCGATCGCGACCGACCAGCCGCTGTACGAGTTGCCCAGCTGAGCGTTCGTGTCGATCACTTCGTACGTGTGCGTACTGCTGCCCTGATCGACGAGCATCGCGAGCACCCACAGCTGGTCATTGCTCGTCGGTCGCAGCAGCACCGTCTGCCGGTCGCCCCACTGCAGACGGTTCGCAGGCGGGACCATGTCGAGCTGCAGCGTCGAACCGACAGCAGGGATATCTGCCGAGCTCGACGACTCTGCGTGCGTGATGCCGGGATCGCCCGGCGTGCCACGCTGCCCGACAGGACCGATCTCGCCGCGAGGACCGCGAGGGCCCGATATCGCGATAGACCAGCCGGTGTACGACGTCCCGACGAGGCCGACTGTGTCCGTGATATCGAAGAAGTAGCCGGTCGGCCCACCGCCGCCGAGCGTGCCGATCATGTAGTCCGTCGAGCTGTCAAACGGGCGGATGATCACCGTCTGGTCGTCGCCCCACATGAGCACTTCAGGCCCCGGAGTGTGGCCGATCGAGAATATCTGCCCCGGCGCGACGAGCTGCGCGGTGCCGTCCGCCTGCGCAGAAACGCGCGCACGATCGCCCGTGTCGCCCTTCGCCCCCTGAGGGCCAGTCGCCCCGACAGGGCCCTGCGGCCCGGTTGCGCCCGTAGCGCCCCTGGGGATGCCGAACGCGAGAGTACGCGCCTGCGGTGTACCGCCGAGCGTGATCGTCGGAGTCGCCCCTGCAGCGAGCGCTGCAGCAGTCGCTGACGTGATCGTGCCTGACGGTCCCTGAGGCCCCGTCGCGCCGGTGTCACCCTTCGGTCCGGTCGCGCCCGTCGCCCCCGTCGGGCCCTGAGGGCCGACAGCTCCCGTATCTCCCTTGGGCCCCTGAAGACCCTGCGGCCCAGTGTCACCCTTCGGTCCGGTCGGTCCGGTAGCGCCGGTGTCGCCCTTCAGCCCCTGAGGCCCCTGCGGGCCCGTAGCACCAGTGTCACCCTTCGGCCCCGTCGGTCCAGTCGCGCCAGTCGGGCCGCGAGATCCCGTGTCGCCCTTCGCGCCGCGAGCTCCCGAGATCGTCACTGACCAGCCGGTGTACGAAGCGCCGACGACGCCGTTCGTGTCCTGAATGTCGAAGACGTAGCCCGTCGGCGATCCCCCGCCCACAGTGCCCGTCATGAAAATGCTCTTGTCGGCGTCAGGTCGCATCGTCACGGTCTGCCCGTCGCCCCAGCGCAGCGCCGACGTCGCCGTCTCGAGCGACAGGCCGACCATCGACCCGGGCCCGACGATCTGCGCTGTCGCCGTCGAGTGAGTCGACACGATCGCGGGAGCTCCTACAGCACCCGTTGCACCCGTGTCACCCTTGACGCCCTGAGGGCCCTGCGCCCCGGTCGCACCTATCGGCCCCTGAGGGCCGGTTGCGCCGGTGTCGCCCTTATCGCCCTTCGGGCCAGTCGGTCCCGTCGGGCCGGTCGCGCCGATCGGGCCCTGCGGCCCCTGTGAGCCTCGAGATCCGCGCGGCAGAACGAAGCTCAGAGTCTGCGCGGGCGGCTCGCCCGTGATCGTCACGGAGCCCGCTCCGCCGTCTCCGCTGCTCGTCACAGATCCGATCGTCAGCGCGTTCGGCGGGCCGGGAGGGCCCTGCTCCCCCTCAGGGCCGGGAAGTCCGTCGCCGCCGCCCTCGTGTGTGCGCTCGATGCGCTCGACGCGGGAGTCGATATCGTCGACGCGCTTCGTGAGCGCCGCATTCTTGTCGAAGCCGACGACGTCGCCGATCGCGGCGCCTACGCCGACGAACTCGCTGTTGACGATGATCGTCGCCGCCGTTACGACGGTCGAGACGCTCTGCCCGGAGACGACAGCGCCGACGATATCGCCTTCACGCCAGTCGATCGAATAGCGCATCGTCTGATCGTCGGCAGCGATCACCTTCACACTCGTCGCGGGTGAGCCTCCCTCGACGAGCTTCTCGTCACCCGACTGCTCGAGCTCAGCGACGTCGTCCGTGTCGCGAGCGTCGACGAAGTCCTCGATGACGCGACCCCACGTGTTCTCGGCTGCCGCCGACTCTGCGGTCGTGCGCGTCAGGATCTGCCGCTCAGTGCCCTGCCCCTGCCCGGCGACGATGACGCGTGTCACGCTCGGCCCGGACTCTTCAACCTCTTCGCTGATCAGAGTGCCGTTGTCAATGTCGAGTCGCACAGTGTCGCTCACGTCGCGCACGTCGAGCACCTCGAAGACCAGATCGTCGCCCCGCTGAATGACGCGGAACCCCAGCTGGGCGAGTGTGCCGATCTCGTTGCAGAGCTCGAGCAGGTTCTGGAAGCGCGGAGACTTCGTCATCCATGCGCCACGCTGCAGCGACTGCTCTTCGACGCGGAGGAAGCGCCTCAGCCCCGCCACGCGCTGCGGGGGCGCCCCTGCAGCGGTGATGTTCAGACTCACGTACGCGCGCAGCAGCGCCTCAGCGTTGCCGCTGCGCGTGTCGTTCGTCTTCGCCTGCTGAGCAGGGTTCGGGTTCGTCGGGTCAGGGAACGCGCGCGCGTCAGCGAGCAGAATGGTGTCCGTAACGCCCGTGAACGTAAGCGTGCCGTCCGGGTTCTCGCGATCGCGCTTGCGCTTCGGGTGCGACGTCGGCCCCGAGAAACGCGGCTCGAGCTCGCCCGACTCATTCAGCATCGACACGACGACACCAGAGCCGGGAGTCGAGAGATCCGGCACGCGCGGGTGATTGCCCGGCAGCTTCAGCTCCCAGTCGCCCACATTGTTGTGCCGCAGCGTCGCCTTGAGGTTCAGATACCGGGGCGTAATCACGCCCACCCGCTCGAGCTCGCGGTTGCGGATCTCGACCAGAACGTCGGTTCGCCTCATTAGAACATTACCCATCGCTTCGGCTGCCACAGCATGTCAATCCGGGTGCCTGCTCCACCGTCGAACGCCGTGATCAGTGCTCGACTCGTCCCCGGCTGCAGCGCCCAGAATCGGGGAGCGTTACCCAGCCCCCGGTAGAGATTCTGCCCTGTTTCGTCCTCGACCGTGCCCAACACGTGATCGACCGTGATGAAGCCCGACGTCTTCGGCTCACCCAACGTGCCGCGCCCGCCACTTCCCCACAGCACCCGCTCACCCTTCGGAGAAACGAGCTCGAAGCCGGTGAACGGCGCCCAGATCGTCGTGCGAGGGAAGACCTCGACGTCGCCGGTGTTCTCGATATCGACCTCACCCAGCGCCGTCGTCGTCGACACCGCCAGCTGCGACAGCGACACATTGTTGAGCAGGCCGCGATCCAGTCCGCCCGGAGTGATCGACCGCTGCTCTTCGTCGACGCGCGTCCAATACGGGTCACCCGCCTGCACGGTAATGATCGTCTTCACGAACGTACTGCCGTCCGTGTCGCTGTCCCACGACCAATCGCCGCCGCCCGTGCGTCGCACGTCGACGAACCACGGATCGCCGTCGAGATCGACCGTCAGCCGCACGTCGCCCGCACCGGGCGCGAAGATCTTGCCCAGCAGCGACAGCCCCGCGCGCACCTGCTCGCGATTCTTGCCGTACACCTTCAGATCGAGATCCATCGTTCGAGCGAGCACGCGCCCCGTGCGGTACACGGCGCCGTCACCGGCGCCCTCGAACCACTGCGTAGCGACAGGGGGCAGCCCCGTGCCACGCAGACGCGTCTTCGCGCGCACGCCGGATCGACCGTCAGCGACGACCTCGCCGCCTACCGAGCTCAGAGACATTACCCGCACGTCAGTCCTCCGCCCTGGGGCTCGACAGCGCTGCAAACAGCGCTTCCTCGGAGCTGAGCGACTGGTGCTCAGCTGCGTGGTAGTGGATCTCCTTGTGCGTCGTCACGTTCGGCCTGGCGTCGACGCTCGAGCTCGGCGCTGCAGCCCCCGCGAGCTGCACTTCGGGAGCGTTCACGAGCTGCGCCATCTCGGCGTCCAGATCGGGCTTCAGATCCTCGACACCGCGCAGATACCCCTGCACGGTGTTCTGCCCGTACTCGCGGAACAGCTTCGACGGCGACGCGATGCCCATAGCAGCCTTGAAGGGACCGACGATCCAGTCGGGCAGCATGTTCAGGAAGAACGAGCCGATCGTGCCAGCCAGCGAGCGGATCCCGTTCAGCAGACCGTTGATCAGATCGCGTCCCGCGCTGTAGAGCCAGCCGCCGATGCCGCTGAAGAATCCCATGATCTGCCCGGGGATGCCGCTGAGGAAGCTCATGACGCCGTTCCAGGTGTCAGAGATCACTGAAGCGATGCCGCGCCAGATACCCGACAGGAAGTCGGCGACGCCCTGGAAGCTCGAGCGGAAGAAGTTGACGAGCCCGCTCACGATCCCCGAGACGGTCGACATGATGCCGTTCCACACGCCAGCGACGAACGATGCGACACCCTGCCAAACGCTCTGCCAGAACGCGACGTAGCCCGTGATCGCGGCAATGATGAAGTTCACGAGCGCCGTCACGAAGCCCGAGACGCCCGACACGATCCCGTTCCACACGCCGACGACGAAGTCGAGCACGCTCTGCCAGACACCCATCCAGAACGAGACGTAGCCGGTGATCACAGCGACGATGAAGTCGACCATGCCCTGCACGAAGCCGGACACGGCAGTCACGATGCCGTTCCACACTTCAGAGATCCACGCGCCGACCGCCGCCCACATGGCGTTCCAGCCCTCGACGAAGCCTGCAGTGACCTCGACGATCCACGCGATGAAGCCGTTCCAGATCTCGGTGATGAACGAGACGACGGTGTCCCAGTTCATGACGAGCAGCACGATTACGGCGATGAGAGCGGTGATCGCGATGATGACGAGCCCGACAGGGTTCGCTGCAGCTGCAGCGTTGAAGGCCCACTGCGCGACCGTGCCCGCAGCCTGGATCGCCCGGTACGTCGTCATGATCGCGTTGTATGCGGCGACGCCCGCAGTCATGATCACCCAGGCGCCGCCCGCGATCGCGAGCGCTGTCCCGAGCTGGCCGAGCAGATCGAGGTTCTGCCCGATCCACTCGACGACACCCTCCATCGCGGGGATGACGTTGTCGAGCAGGATCGCCTGCAGCCCCTGCAGCGCGGGCAGCACGAGCTGCCCAACCTTGCCGCCGAGCTCTTCCATCTGAGCGGCGACAATCTTCGAGCTGTTCGCGTAGCCGTCGCTCGTGTCGGCGAAGTCGCCCATCGCGCGAGCGCCGTCCTTCTGCACGATCGCGAGAACAGCTGCAGCCTTCTCCTGAGCGGTCAGCGACGCCGCCGTATCCTTGCCGGTCATCGCGAGCGCTTCGCTCTCGACGCGCGCCGCATTGATACCGGGGATGACAGCCTGAAGCGAGTCGTATTCGCCTCGGAACGCGGCACTCATCCGGTCGGCGACGTCGGCAGTGTCGAGGTTCGAGAACGACCCGAGATCCGCCGCCATCTGCACGGCGTTCGTGCTCATGTTGGCTGCCTCAGCACCGGCGAAGCCGATCTGCGTGAACATATCGCCGAAGCCCGCAGCCGCAGCGACAGCCGCGTTCTGCGACAGGCCCACACTCGTCGACGCGTTACGCGACCACGCCTCCACAGCGCCCGCCTGGTCGCCGAAGATCTTCGTGCTCTTGCTCAGCGTCTCACTGAGATCCGACGCGTAGTCGATGCCGTCCATGAAGAACTGGCCGATCTCGACGCCGCCCCACAGAGCAGTGATGCCGCCGACGACGCCGCCCATCGTGCCCAGCACGCTCGAGCCGAAGCCCCGCGCCTTACCGTCAGCACGATCGAGAGCGCCCGACCAGTCGGAGTCGTCAATGCGAAGCTTCGCGACGAGCTCTCCGAGATCGAGTGCCATGCGCGGGTCCGTTTCCTATCGCTGCTCCTGGCGCGCTTTCGCGAGCGCCTTCTTCTGCTCAGGCGTAGGATTCAGGACCCGCTGAATCCGACTCTCAGTCGATAGTAGCCCAATGAGTCGCAGCCGCATCCAGCGCCACGACCGGCGCCGCAACAGCCCCGGCTCGGCAATGTCGATGCTGTAGACCTCTTGGAAGTCGAGCTCGACGAGATTCCAGCGGCGCAGGATATTCGTCAGCGTCAGCTCGGAGTCGTCTTCCGCGTCCTCGAAGCGCCGGAGCCCGAAGTCGTTGCGCGGGTTCCACTCGTCGGCGTTGTCTTCTTCGTCGCTGCCCTCCGCTGCTCCCGGTTCGCGGGAGCCAGCACTTTTCCCGAGAACGCTCCCGCTTCGGCAGCCGACGTCGCGACGTCCTTGCCGATCGCGAAGTACGTGAACGCGAAGCTCGAGAGCCGCTTCATATGCTCCCACCGCACGCCGTCAGCGACCATCTCGTCGAAGACGGGACGCGACAGCACGCGCGGGATGAACTCGCGCTCCTGCTCGTCGTCGAGCTTCAGCCGCTCAGCGTCGCCCTCGTGGAGCTTGCCGCCCTGCTTCGCCTTCATGCTCAGCTCAGCGAGCGTCGAGAGCCACATGCCGGTAGCAGCGTCCGGGGAGGGGACGTGGTAGCTCTTCCCGTTCGGGTGGCTACGCGACGGCATGAGCGGCGAGTCGAAGCCGCCGACACCTCCCTCGTCTTCCATGAAGTCCATGAACTGAGAGAGATCTGCCACGACGCTGCTCCTATGGTGAGAACGAACTAAGGGGAGCCGACCAGCAAGCTGCTGACGACTCCCCTTAGTGTACGGGAAACGCGAACTAAGTTAGCCCGCGGTCGTGTCCGGGTGCGCGATCTCGATGCGCTCGCCCTGGCCGGTGAGCGTGATCGTGGCCGTCGAGAGAGCAGCGCTGTCGCCGCCGTCGTCGGTCCACGTCACCGCAGCCCAGCCCTCGTACGCTTCGACGCGGGGGCCGTTGCGCTCCATCTCGTACCAGCGCACATGCACGCTGTTCTCTTCGCCGGTGCGAGCCCCGGCGAGACGAAGGATCTCCTGGCCGGGATCGTAGACCTTCGGCGTCGAGCCCTTGACGGTGCCGCGCTTCACGGTGAGCTCGTTCGCCCACGCGTTCCGCGTGTTCGTCTGCGAGCCCCAGCCGCCGCCGTCGAAGTCGGAGTCGTCCTGCAGCGAGCCCTCGACGCCCGGCGTGAAGGCAGTGATGCCATGCACGCCCGTCCAGTCGGGGGTCGCAGCGTCGCTCGCAGCGTCGACGTCGAGGAACCACTTCCGGTTCGTGGTCGTGGCGCCGAGCGGAGTGCGATCTGCTACTGCCATTTGCCCAGTCCTTTCAGGTGCGATATCTGAGCGGCCTGTTCGCCGTCAGGTAGAAGTTTGCCGAACGGGTGAGCCGTCCGCCGCTGTCCTGCCCGAGAGACGCACCCGACGACCACTGGCACATGATCAGCTCTATCGGCTCGAGAGTACCAGCTTCGCGCTGCGTCCAGCTGTTCGACAACCGGTCTTCGATCTCATCCAGTCGGGCATCCGTGGCCGCGCGATAGCGGAACTGGACGCCCATCGTCGTCTCAACGCCCTCAGTGACGGGGTACAGCCCGAGCGCGATCGCCTCATTCGGCGACTCAGGCAGCACCGTGTTGTAGATGCCCAGCTCAGTCGGCAGATAGACGCCGGGCGGCTGCCGCCACGTAATCAGCCCGCCCGACTCGTCAGCTGTCGCCTTCGCGACGGCGTATCGCAGCGTCGTCACCCAGTTCACAGCAGATCCTCCTTCGCGCCCTGCGCGATCAGCGCCTTGATCGTCTCACGCTCACTGATCAGCGCGCTCTCGAGATACTTCGCCTGCCGCCCGTCGTCGTGATTCAGACTCAGATCCTCATGCTGCACGACCGCGTAATCCGTGTCGTAGCTGATCGCCGTCACGTCGCCCGCCTGCGAGACGCCGCCTGAGCGCTCGAGATCTCCTTCCTCATGCGGCACCCGCTCGTTCGAGACGCCCAGCACGTGCTCCCCAGCGCGGTACGCGCCCTTCAGCGCGCCCTTGCGCCCGTTCGTCTTCGCGCGCAGCAGCTTGCTCAGCACGCCGCTCACGTCGAGATCCACCCCGCCCTTACTCACGCGAGATTCACCACCACGAAATCGAAGATGCCGTAGACCTCAGGCCGGGCGATGCGCTCAGCAGTCGCGACACGCCCGCTCGGCAGCTTCACTCGAGCGTGGAGCTCCACAGCATCCGCCCTACTCGTCGGCACGTAGATCGTCGTGTCGCTCACGATCTGGTTGCCGTCGCTCGCGCGGATGAGACGAGCGCTGTCGTCGATCATGCAGCCCTCGATCCGCTGCGGCTCGCCGTACTGCACGCCCTCCGCGCCCGCGCCCAGCCGAGGGCTGATCTCGACAGTCTCGGTAAGCCATTCGTCGAAGACCTCCCCGAAGTCGCTCACGGCAGCCCCACGTCGCCGGGGCCGATCTCTCGCCCAGTCGGCACGTCGAGCGGCCAGCTGCCGACGTAGGCAGCTCCCACACGCTCGCCGCCGTTCACACGCGTCGACAGCAGCCCCGCCGCCCGCAACGTGCGGTAGGCGTCACCCACCAGCTCTTCGCCGGACGCGAGCGCGTTCGCTGCAGCCACCGCTTCAGCGTTCGCCTCGTACGAGACGCTCGCGCCGCCGAGAGACTTCGACGCGACGCGCTGCTTCGTCGCCGCCAGCGTGCCCGGCACGATGCCGTTCAGCGCCCATGCCTCAGCCTGCTGCAGAGTCGCCGTGCGCAGCGCGTCAGCGACTGCAGGATCGCTCGCCAGGCCGTCGCTCGTCGTCTCGTACACTGCAGCCTTCGTCGCGTCAGAGACGAGCCCTGACGCCTTGCGTAGCAGCAGCGACGCGTTCACGGGCGTCTGCTCGCTCGAGTCTGCCCCGAACATGAACACGCGCAGCTGCTCAGGGGTCGCGTAGATCGTCATGCCGTCATCCTCCCAGATACGACGAACCGGCTACCCGAAGCGCGAGCCTCAGGCAGCCGGTTCATGGTCGTGCGGTCAGTCGTTCTCGCGGGCGGGCTCGACAGCCGCGCTCGCGGGGATCTCGCCCTCATACTCGACGCCGTCGACGACGACAGACCCGGCAGGGCCGTCCTCACCGTCAGCGGGAGCCGCCTCGACCTCGACGAGCGACTCTTCCGAGTCGACGCCGGGCGTGTCCGCGTAGTCGCCGACGCGCTCGCCCTCAGTGTCAGCCTCGAGCTCGCTCGAGCTCTCGACCTCCGTCTGAGTGACGTCGACGACGCCGCCGTCGTCGCCCCGGTCAGGCTCGCCCGGCTTCGGATACTCGAGCGCCGCGATCTGGTCGCGGGTCAGCCCGTCGAGATCGCTCTCCGCGTAGCCGTTGCTCGTCGCGAACGCTGTCCACGACTCCTTCCCGCTGCCGCGACCGGTGAGCGGCGGACGCTCCCCGACGACAGCGGGTGACTGAGTGTGATCAGTCAGCACGTCAGCGCCCGCAGCGGCGGGGGCGAGGCCGTTCGCATTGAAGACCTCGGCCCCCTCCGTGTTGCGGTTCTGCTCGTGCCGACGACGTCGGATGCTGGATGCAGTGGTGATCGACATGAGCCGCCCCGATCAGCGAGTGGTGAGAACGATCACGCCGTTGTCGTCGTTGCGGACGACTCCGTAGTGAACGTTCGTGGTGATGATCGTCTTGCGGGCCTCGATATCGCGGGCCTTCTCGACGATCGCGCGACGCTTGTACGCGAGGGTCAGCGCGCCGCGACGGATCAGCAGCGCCTGGTAGCGGTACGGGTCTTCCGGGGTGCCCGCGCCGGTGCGCGTCACTCGGTCAGACACGACCACGTCGATGCCGGACACCTGCCCCACACGACCCGTCACGATCGCCTGGTTGTTCGCCCCCACCTTGTCGGCGGAGATGAAGTCGGGGTCCTTGCGCAGCGCACGGTACTGCTGCGAGTGGATGACCATGCCCTGCATCGCGGCGGGGTCCCACTCGTCGCCGAGCAGCGACGTCGCGTCGACCACGGACTCGTAGTCGAGTGCGCCGTCGACGGTGTGCCGCAGCGGCGAGCTCGGCAGCACGCCGTTCTCTGCGTCTGCGGCGACGTCAGCCGCCGCGACGGCGCGGAGATCGGTGTCGAGCTTGCGACCGACCGACAGCGCGAGCTGCGCGACGGCCTGATCCTGCGGGTTGCCCATCGCGTTGAGGATCGCCCGGTCGGTCAGGGAGATGCCGGTTCCGGCCTCCTTGATCCCGAAGCTCGTGGAAGTCATCGTGAGCTTGCGCGTCTCGATGACGTCGTCCTCGGCGAGATCCTCGGCGTCGCCGATGTACGCGAACTTCGACACGTTGATCCGGTCGCCCGGCTGACCCTGCAGGGTCGTGTCGACGGTCGCGAAGGGTGCCATGACCGTGCGACCGGGGACGGCGAGTCCGACAGCTGCGCCCCAGACTTCGGGGATGATCAGGTCGGATGCGGTGGTGGTTTCAGATGCCATTTGCTTGCCTCTCTCAGAGTGCGCTCAGCCGGTCAAACTCTGACCGGTTCTCCCGATACAGCCGCGACTTCTCTGCCAGCGGCAGAGCTGCGAACTGTTCCTTTGTGAGTGCGGTGCTCCCGTTGGCTCCACCAAACTGCTCCGCGCCCGTGCCCTGTGCTGCCCCAGACAGCTTGAGCGACGAGTCCTCAGTGATCGCTTGACCGATCACGCCCGCGAGCTTACCGGAGAAGTCGCTCGCTGTGGGGTCGAGCTGGCCGAAGTCGTCGCGGCGTGTCAGCGTGAAGCTGAGGTAATCGAGCTTCTTCGGGTCGACGCCCTGCTTCCACGCTTCGCGCACCACGGCGAGCTCTAGCTGCGTGTCGCGCGCCTGCTGTCGCGCCTGGTCGCGTTCCTGCACGGCTGCGCCCGAGCTCGTCAGCCCCTGCTTCAGCGCGTCGATGATCTGGTCGGCGCTCTTCCCCTCGAGGTCGACGCCGAGCTCCGCTTCGGTCGCGAACTGCTTCAGCCCGGCGATGAAGCCCTCATTGCGAGCCTCACGCTTCGCGTTCATGCGCTCGTCGCCGCGCTCGCGGCGCAGTCGCTCGATCTCGGCGCGAGCCTTGACGGGATCCGCCCAGGGCTCGTTCTGCTGCTGGTCGTTCTGCTGCTGCTGCTCGCCCTGCTGCTGCGAGCCCTGCTGCTGCTCTCCGCCCTGCTGGCCGTTCTGCTGCTGCTGGCCGTCGCCGCCCTGCTGCTCGCCGCTCTGCTGCTGTCCCTGGTCGCCCCCGGCGCCCTGTCCGTCTGCCATGATCTCCCTCTCGGTGCCCGAATCTCTGTTCGGCTGACGAGAACAGCATACGGGGGAGCTGGCCGGTACATGCAGAAACGCCCCGACTCAGACGAGCCGGGGCGTTCAGTGGTCGAGATCTCACGCGGCGACGCGCTTCGCGAGGCGCGCGCTGCGGCGAGCGTAGGCGCGATCCTGCAGCGCCCAGCGCAGTCGCGTCTCGTTGTCGGCGGTGGGCTCGAGCTCGTTCAGGTAGTCGATGCGATTGTTGATCGTCTCGAGCTCGGCGGGAGCGTCGCGCTCGTCAGCGGCGGCGACGAGAGCAGCGGTGGCGCGGGCGGCGCGCTCTGCGAGGCGGCGGGCGTAGTTGCTGTTCTGCATGGTGTGCCTTTCGTTCGTTCTGCTTGTGAGAACTAAGTTACAGGTGGGCGACTGGGTTCGCAACCTACGCCTTCGCCTCGAGACGCAGCATCCGCTTCGTGCCGTTCATGCCGACGATGCGCACGTCCTCGTGGACCCAGCGGACGAGACGCTTCGCCTGCAGCGCGTCGATGACGCGACCCTCGCCGCTCGTCGCAGTGCGCCCGTCGATCGTCCAGCGATCGGTGCGGTGGTTGCTGCGAACGACCGCGCCCGCCTTGATCGCGTCGAGCATGGCCCGCTGAGCGGGGGTGAGAGCGGGGAGAGTCGACATGATCGGCCTTTCTGGGAGTGTTTCGCTGACAGGAACTAAGTTACAGGTGGGCGGCTGATCTCGCAACCAGCCGCCCAGCTGAGATCTCGTCACCTTGCGAAGAGATCGCCGCTCACGGGGTACGCGGTGCCCGTGAGCTCGTGCAGCGTGATCAGCTTGCCGATCGTCGCGCTGTGCATGCGGTCGACAGGGAAGCTCTTGGCCGCGCGACGAGCGGCGTCGATCTCGAGTCGCAGCGCAGTCGTGGTCTTGTGCGCGATGCCGGTGCCGACCTCGCGCTGGTGGATGATCACGAGCGCCTGGCGGGAGGTTCCGAAGAGGGAGGACATGGTGTGCCTTTCGTGACTGGGAGTGTGTTCTGCTGACATGAACTAAGTTACGCGCACTACCTCAGTCGGGCAACTCGGACACGCCGCCACGCGCCCACACCTGCAGATCATCCGGCACCGCCCACAGCAGCACGTTCACACGCCCCTGGTGCTGCGCATGCCGCGTCGAGTGCCACCGCCCACAGCGACACTCATAGCCGAAGAGCGGCTCGAACCGCTCACCCCGCGCGATCAGCTTCCGCGCGAACGTACGCGCCGCCTGCTTCGCCGAGAACAGATCAGGGTGCGCCACCTTGTCAGGACGCGGGCACGTCACCCTCCGACGCTTCACTCGAGCGCCGGAGGCTCGACACGAGGCTCCGGCTCATCCCTCTGCTCAGAGATCGTCCCGTTCATGTACGGGTCGAAGTTCACCGGCGCTGCCATGTCTCCACCTCTTCGATCTGCACGACCACGGTATCGGCCCCGCCGCGCTTCGCGACACGCGACTCCTTCACACGATACCGGCCCGACGTGATCCACTCGCGCTCCTGCGCGAACGTCCCCGACGGGCTTATGTTCTCGATCGGCAGCGCATGCGCACGCCCCACGACCTCGAGCACGACCGGCGTGTTCCGCTTCGTCTGCACGCGCTTACCCGCCGACGTTGTCGAGAACTCGACCGCCGTCTTCCGGTCGCTCGTGAACGACGCCAGCGACAGATCGACCCGGTCGCCCGCGCTGTAGCGTGCCAGCACTTCATCCAGCTCGCCGGGGATCACCATGCCGCGATAGATCGGCCTGTCCGCCTCGCTGCTGTTGATCGCGCCCAGCAGGTTTTCGATCGACTCGACGCGTCCCGCAGCGAGCTCACCGCCCGACAGGTACGACTCGATATCGGTGCGCAGACGCGGGATCGCTGTAGCGCCCCCGGACTGGAAGCTCTTCAGCGTCTTCGCGATACTGCGCCCCTGCGGCGTCTCGTTCAGCTTCGCGATCGTCGCCTTACTCGTCTTCGTCGTCCAGCCGCCCCGCTTCGGCTGCAGGGCGTCGCGCGCCTCGTCGGCGAGCTTCGGGTACGCCCGACCCGTCGCGGGCGGCTCAGGGGGCGCCTGTACGGCACGACGCTGCTCGAACCGCTCGATCGCCGCCCTCGCGTTCGCCTGCCCCAGCGGCGACGCGCTCTCAGCGGCCTTGCGCAGCTGCGCGGGCGTCATCTTCCCCGACTCGAGCTGACTCGTCAGCGAGTCGACGAACTTAGGCTCTGGCGTCACTGCAGGCGCGGGTGCGGGCGTGCGCGGCGCGGGAGATCTCGTCGCACGCGGCGGCTGCGTACCCGTCGCCCCCGTACGCACCTGTTCGCGGTCGCTGCGACGCTTCAGCTGCGGATGCTCGTCGAGATGCTGACGCATCCGCAGCTGCCCGGCCTGCACTTCAGCTGTCGCGCGCCGCTTCGCGTCAGGGTCGACCGCGACGGCCTCGCGCCGCTTCGCCGCCCGAATCTTGCGCTCGATCGCGCGCTGCTGCTGCTGCGCCTCGTACCCCTCGCGATCCCACGGGGGACGCTGCAGCACGCTCGGATCAGTCGCGCCCGGCAGATACGCGCGCAGACGACAGCGGCAGTTCGGATGCTGGAAGCCCGCAGCTCGAGCGAGCGCGAGAGTGCCGTCGACGACGATCTGCAACGGTCGCCCCGTCGTCATCGACTCGACAGTCAGGGCGCCGGTGCGGGCGCCGCTGCGCGAGAGGATCTGCCGCGCGAAGCGGTCGCAGACGCTGCACGCTCGAGGCCCCGGCTGCACGACGACGAGATCGAGCCCGTTCGCATCGAGCACGTCTTCATGCCCTCGGATCAGCGCCTGCGACTGCCCTGTCCGCACGGCCATGTTCGCGTAGTCGTCGAGATGCCACTGCCGCCCTGCAGAGTCACGGAACGTCGCCACGCCCTCGTCTGCGAAGCGGTTCAGCACCCGCTGTGTTGCAGCTCGCCGCGACTCTCCACGCGCTGCAGTCGTCGCTACGACCTCGCCGACGATCGAACGGTATGCGTCTTCTGTGCGGCGCAGCACCGGGGCGACCGTCGACTGCAGCCCGTTCGTGAGCTCGTCGGCCAGCTGACGTACTGCAGCGCGCTGCTGCAGCGTCGACACGTGGACGGGGTCGATCGTGTCGGCGAGATCTCGGTACACGTCGGCGTTCCCGTCGCTGTACGACTGGGCGACTGCAGCTGAGATCTCGTCAGCAGCTGCAGCGTTCGCGCGTGCGAGATCGGCGAGCGCCTCGCGTCGCAGATTCTGCAGCCGCGCGAGTGTCGTCGTCTCCCAGTCGGGGGCGTCGACGCCGCGTGCGAGGTATCCGGCGATGCGGGCGAGGATCTGCGTCTCAGCGTCTGCGTACAGCCGTCCCACCTTCTCGGCGAGCTGCACGTCGACGATCTCAGGCACTACTCATCCTGTTCGCCTGAAGTTCCGTCGCTGTTCGCGCGAACAGGCGCAGGCAGACCGAACGTCGCAGGATCAACGACTGAGCTCTCGCTCTGAATCCGATCGACCTCAGCATCGACGTCCTTCTGATCCCAGTCAGGATGCAGCGCACGCACCCGCACAGCGATCGACGTCGCCTCAGTCTGACGCAGCAGCGACACCGTCTCCGCGAGCTCACGCATCGACGGCTGCACAGCAGCAGGCACTTCCATGCGCACCGGCAGCGGCACGACACCCGACCCGAAGTAGGCGGCATCCACCTTCAGCAGCGACTCCATGAGGCCCTCAAGCGACTGCCAGTAGCGCAACTTCTTCCGCCGCGTCTGCATCGACCGGCGCGCCTTACCGACGTACTCGGTCGCAGTCTGCTGCCCGCCAGAGTCAGCCTGATCGGCGTCCGGCGAGTAGCCCGACATGCGCACCGCCCGGCTGATCAGATTGTCCAGCGTGCGCAGATGCTCGTCGACCCGGATACGGAACTGCACCTGCTCGATCGGAGGGTTCGTGCCGTCCTCAGCGGGGGCAGCCTTCACCCGCGTAAACAGGTGCTGATCCTCGTCGAAGCTCACGCCGCGACCGGCGCCGTTCGAGTTCAGCATGTAGTCGGCGATGATCAGCCGAGAACGACCGTCCTCGATATCGCGCAGCAGGCTCGTGTAAGTGCGGTCGATCGCGTCGAACAGCGTCAGCACGCCCGGCGAGTAGTCGCTGCGACCCGCGAGCGAGTGACGGTCCTCAGGGTCGGGCAGCGCGTTCGGGACCGAGACAGCAGTGAACGTCTCATCGTCGACCAGCGCGATACTCGACTGCTCGTCGACGAGCGGCGCGAGATCTCGCGTCATCTCGTGATCAGTGAGCGGCACCGGGTTGCCCAGGTTGCCGTCCTGCCCCGCGTACAGGCCGTGGAAGATCCGGCCCCGCTCGTGACGCTCGAGATGGAAGTACACGACGCTGCCGACAGACGCTGTGCGCCAGAAGGTGACGGCGGTCAGCTGTCCCCAGCGGTACTCAGGCACGATCGCGTCAGCGTCGACGCGCATGATCACGGGCATCTTCAGGCCCGCGCTCTTCTGCCAGCCGATACGCAGACCGACGCTGCCCAGCGGAGAGCATGTCTCTGCTGCAGCGAGCAGCACGCTCTCGAAGTTCGAGTAGTCGAGCAGCTCGTCGAGACGCGCCTGCGTGGCAGCGACCTCAGCGTCCTGCGACTCGTCGGGCGTGCCGTCCTCAGTGAATCGAGTGTGCTGCACGACGAAGCGGACACCCTCACTGAAGAGCAGCTCGCTGTTCATGACGGCGATATCGCGCGGCAGCGGCACGTGCAGCTTGTGCTCAGTCGGGCCCTGCTCGGGCGTCGACCAGAACCAGCGCAGCGCACGGTTCAGCACGCCCTCCTGGCCGCGTGAAGCGACCGACCCGTACAGGTCGCCCAGCTGGGCGGGGCTGCCCGCGTACCACGTCGCTGCCGTCTTCATGCGCGAGTAGCGCGCAGTGTGATCTGCGGGGGGCCACGCCTCACCCTTGCCAGGCAGTCCCATTAGGCGGCTTCCCTCTCGTCGATCTCGTAGCTCTGACCGTTTGCTGCTGCCGTGAGGGGTATCAGGTCCCGCCAGAACCTACGGCTCGTGTAGACAGCGTACCGGAGCGCGTCTGCCTCGTCGTCGTTCTCCTTGATCGGCTTCGTCGCGCCCCGCTTCGTCGCTGCGCTGTCCCAGCGGTAGCCAGGCAGCATCTTGATCAGCTCAGTGCAAGTGTCGACGACGAGCAGCCGTGACGATGCGAGCAGCGCTGCGACCGTCTGGATGCCGGGCAACACGGCGTTGTGCGCGCCCATGAGGTTGGAGATCCCGTCGTCGAACAGCTGCTGACGGAAGACCTTCGCTGCAGGGTCGACTGCATGCCATTCGGGTTGCGGCCACCGGTTCGTCTTCGTGACTTCGCGCAGCCACTCGTAGTACATGGCCGCGTGCTGGCCGACTGTCGCCGTGTCGGGCGCGAACTCGCTGAGCACGTACAGGTTCGGCGACGTCGCCCCTTCAGGGGTGCCCAAGCCGAGCAGGTAGGCGCGCGTGCGGTGCTCTGTGCCGTAGTCGGTCGCTGCGATCAGCACCCGCTCGATCGGCGGCAGCTGGGCGGGCGAGATGACGTGGCGGTCCTGATCCCACTGCGTGTAGACGGCGCCCTCTGCAGCGACCCATTCGCCCTTCACGAAGCGGCGATACCAGAGCCCTGTGTACTCGCGTTCCAGCGACTCGCGGTACTCGCGTGTCAGGCCCGGGTTGTCGTCCATCGTGAAGTGCTCGACATACCAGTCGGGCAGCTCGCCGATGCGGTCGAGGTACTCGCTCTTCAGCCAGTGGCCGGGCGCGTCAGGGTTCGTCGTCGCGAACAGCTGCGCGCCCTTCACGCTCATACGTCCCAGCAGCTGCCGGAAGAAGTCGTGCGGCAGGGTCGTGAGCTCGTCGACGAACGCGCCCGCGAGCGTCATGCCTCGCAGCTTGCTCTCTGCCTTCGCGTCAGCGGCGCCCATGATGTGCACCGTTCGCCCGAACATGAGCGCTGTCGGGGCGCCCTGCCGGTAGTGGATGAACGGCGCGAAGACGGCCAGCGTCGGATCGTTCTCGAGCGGCTCGAACACGTTGCGGAACAGCGACTCGCGGGTCTTGCCGACCATGAGCAGCGCGCCGCGCTTCGGGGCGAGCGTGATGAACGTGAACCAGCGGACGAGCCAGATGAACGTCTTGCCCGACCGGATGCTCCCTTCGAGCAGGTTCACGCGCGCCTTCGACCGGGCGAGCGCGCGGCGCTGCTTGCGTGACAGCGGTGGGACGCGCTCGCGGCGCTCTGTGTCGAGGTCGATCAGCTCACCCATGAGCGCGCTCTTCCGGTAGCTCGTCTTCGCGCTGGAAGCCGATGTAGCTGGGCTGCGGGCGTTCGCTGGCGAGCGAGTCGAGATCTCGGTGCTCGTGCTGCTCAGGCTCGTCGCGTCGACGCTCGAAGCTGAGCGAGATAGCCAGTCGGATCTTCACGCGTCGCCCTCCTGCTCGCCTTCCGCCAGCTCGGCATCCTCAGAGTCGACTTCCTTCTCCACGTCAGCGAGCCACGCCTGCAGCACGCCCTTCACTTCATCGACACCCGTGTCGACGATGTTCTCGTACAGGCCGGTCAGCTTCGCTCGAGTGTCCATGATCCGCAGCATGCGGTCGATCGCAGCGAAGTCGCCGCGCGCGATCCGGTTGGCGATCGCACGTTGGGCGACGTCGAGCGCTTCGAGCTCAGCGGTGCGGAGCTCCTTCGCAGCCTCGCGGGGGATCCGCTGCAGCTCACGCTGCACCGCGTTGTAGGCGGCGCCCCGCGACGCATAGTTGCACTGCTTCGCGATCGACTCCCATGAGACGCGCATCGTGCGAAGCTGCAGCGCCTTCTGAGCGCGCTGCTTGTTCTCGAGCGTGATCTGCGTGCGCGACTTGCCCGCCTCGTTCTGCTTCGCTGTTTTCGTCGCCATAGGTCCCGCCTACTGTTTGCCTCATGCGAGTGTACCTGCGCTGTGCGCGCGGAGGATGCTCGGAGACGCGTGAACGCCGCCCCGGTCGACGAAGGACTCACGGGACGGCGTTCAGCGTCAGGAGACGGGCGTGCTCAGACGGGCTCGATCATCACAGCGATATCGAAGTCGGGGAACGAGGCGAGCACGTCGCCGTCCACGATCTCGACGCTCTCGGCATCCGGCCAGTCCTGGATCGCCTTCTGCAGCCGCTCGCGGAACTCCTGCATCTGTGCTTCGGTCATGTGCTTCTCTCTCTCAGTTGGGCGCGATGCCGTCGCGCGGCGGGGTCTTCGTGAGCAGGTCAGCGAGCCAGCGGGCGCGCCCTTCGTCATGCTCGACTTCTCTCAGCACGAGCTCGACCGCTTTCACGACGTCGTCGCCCCAGTCGGCGGGTGCGACGATGCGGCGGCGCCCGTCCTCGAACTGGGGCCCGTCGATGATGATCGCCGTGCCGGGAGTGACGAGCGGGGAGCGGGTCACGAGCGGTGTCGTCGCGGGCAGCAGGAACGAGTTCACGTCGACGCCCCGCACGTGAGGCAGTGATCGTTTATGCAGGTGCCCTCGTAGTCCTGGCACTGGCCGCAGTAGCGACCTTCGCCAGAGTCGGCGCGCGGCTCGTCGCAGCTGAGGCACTGGGCGGGCGTCTCGGGGCTGGCCGCCTCCTGTTCGGAGAGCGCACCCATGTCGCGAAGGATCGAGTAGTGCGACTGACCGGCCTCGCGCCGCTCGTGGTACTCCTGGACCGCTGCGGCGCGCGCTTCCCGGAGCTTGGAGTCGAGCGCGTCGTGCGGGGCGGCGGACAGGACGCGGACCATCGAACACGGCCAGTCCTCGCCATCCCAATCGCAGTAGTGGCGCTCGTAGTCCTCGGGAACGTCGGTCCCTTCGGCAATATCGTCTGCGTATGCGACACCCTCCCGGTGCGGCGCGAGCGCGGCGTCGATGACGGCCTGTGCTGCGGCGGCTTCCCGGATCGCGGCAGCGTGAACCTCCGGGGACACCCAGCCTGCAGCGATGGCCGCCCCCGCGGCGTTCAGCCAGTACTCCCGATTCTCGGCGTAATCGACTAAGCGGGCTGCCGCTTTGCTGGTCAGTTCATCCCACGTCATCCCGTTGTTGTCCGCGTCGCTATCCCATTGGACGCGCGCCAGCGCCTCGCACTGCTGCTCGTCGCTGTTCGCTTCGTGTTCGCCCGAACTTCCGGCGAACGAGTCGGGGGCGATCACAGCTCACCCGCCACGACGACAGCGACGATCTCCCAGGACACCCCGTCACGCTGCGAGTCGAGCAGACGCAGCGTCTGCAGCTTCGCGTCAGCGGGGAACTCGGAGAGCGCGGCGATCAGCTCGCCCGGTGTCGGCGTTCCGTCCCCGCGCGCCTCGTACTTGATCACTGTCCTCACTCGCTTACCCCTTTCCGCTTGCGTCGCAGCTTCAGCAGCCAGCCCGCGACCGTCCATGCGCCCAGGACGGTGACGAAGCTCATGTACGCGCCGACGGCGCCGATGAACAGCACCGCGAGCAGCACGCCTTCAGTGAGCACGATCAGATAGACGACACCGACCGCGAAGCCCGCCGCGACGAGCAGCACGGCGACAGAGAGCGCCGCGCGCTCGCCGAGGTTCATCCGACAGCTCCGGGCGCGGCGCCCGACTCGAGGAACAGGTCGTACTGCGCGGCGAGCGGCACGACCATGTCCGTGTTCCACGTCTCGCACTTGGAGAGCGTGGCGACAGCGAGCTGCAGCGACGCCTGCCGGTAGACGCCCGACGTGCGCGGCGGTTCGGCGAGATCTGTCAGAGCGGCCTTGAGCTGGTGGGCGATCTCGAGAGCGAGCTCCGCGTCGAAGATCCGTTCGCCGTCGCTCTCGACCCAGCAGACGGACGCCGCGCCGATAGCCTCCTGGATGATGCGGGTGCGCGCCTCGTCGACGGACTCGTCGTCGCGTCGCGCCCATCCGAACTCGATGCGGTCGAAGAGCTTGCCGTCCCAGATCTCTCCGTCCTCGAGCTGCACGTTCGCCTCGTCGGGATCTGCGAGCGCCTGCACGACGTGAACATGCCCGTCGGTCCGTCGGAGGAATGAGCGGGCGCGTGCCTCGTTCGTGAAGCGGACACGGTCGCCCACCTTCAGCTCATGCTGCTTGCGGCTCATCGCTTCGCCACCCTCCGGTTGATCGCGCGGCTGCGGCGGGCGACGCGGTTCTTCGCGCGCCGCTTCGCGACCTTCTTCGCGTCAGCGGTGCCGAGGTACATGGTGCCGGGGCGCTGCCGCTCGTCGTCGTTCATGCGCTGCAGCAGCATGCGCTGCAGCCCCATCTTGCTGGTCAGCCACTCGCCCAGCGATGCGCGGCGAGTCTTCGGCTGGTCAGTTCCCTGCATGGTGTTCTCCTTCTCAGTTACCCGACTGAGCGTCGGGAGTCTTCGGTTCGCAGATCGAGCAGACAGCGAGCGCGTCGAGTGCGTCGCCGTTCGCTCTCTCATCGGTCGGGACGGCGCAGCCCCATGACCAGGTGTTGTGCTGCTCGAGGGCGCGCTGCTCGCGATCTGCGGTGCGCTTGTCGTCGCCCGCATCGGCGAGCTCGTCGAAGTCCCTCACCGCAGCTCCCGCCAGGTGTCGAGCGCCGAGAGCGTCGCGCAGACCGCCATAACGTAGACGGCGGCGAAGACGAGGATCACGACTGGATCCCCTCGAGCAGCGCGGCGGTGAGCCGGTTCGACGTCTTCAGCACGGCCAGCGGCTCGAACACGACATGCTCGTCGATGAACGCGCAGAGCTCGCCCCAGCTGTAGCCGTTCGCCGGGCAGGACGAGCCGGTCGTGAACCAGCGCGAGCGCGAGCGGATCGCGGCGTAGCGGTAGACCTGCTGCGAGCCGAAGCCGGGAGGATTGAACCGGATCGCGAACGACACGATCGCTCCCTCTCCGACCGGCTCGTTCGGCGTGCGGCGCAGCTTCTCGATGCGCTGCTCGATCATGCGGACACGCGCCTCTGCTGCGCGACGCTCACCCTGGGCACGCTCGAGCTCGGCGCGCGCTGCGACGAGCTGGTGCTGTCGAACGCTGACCATGATCAGGCTCCCTTCGGGACAGCGACGAACTGCAGCACACCGAGCGCACGCAGATCAGCCACGGTGACGGTCGGCGCGTCTGCCGACTCGATGATCGCGATGACGTTCTGCAGCTGCTTCTCGCGGTGAGTGACCACGCGTTCCGGCTCGGGCGGGATCGGGTGGCCTGCATCCTCGAGCCTGTTCAGAGGGCTGTTATACATGCGTCCCTTCGGGAACAGGTACTGGGCGCGCTCTTCGTCGTCGTCGATTGCGAGCGCGGTCGCGACGATGGTGAGAGCTTCGCGGCGCAGCTTTCCGATCCGCTCGGCGGAGCTCTGCCAGTCGGCGCGCGCCTTCTGGTGGGCGACGTCGGCGCGGCGCGTGGCTTCCGCGAGCTCGTCGCGGACGCCCTGTAGGACCAGCGCCTTGTTGTATCCGGTCATGGTGTGCCTTTCATTGGGAGTGTTGCGATGACGAGAACTAAGTTACGCGCTCCGAGGGGCGAGCGCAAGCCGACCCGCTGCTACTCAGCGAACGCGTCTGCAGCCCAGTCGACAGCAGCAGCCTGCGCACGACGACGCACTGCACGCTTCAGCGCCGCCCGCTGCTCGTTATACTCGCGCAGCTTCGCCGCGTTACGGGCCATGACGTCGTAGACGATCTGCTGCCCCTCAGGGGAGATCCGATAGTGCGACTGCGCGATCGGCTCGGCCAGCTGATTACGCACGAGCTCCTTCACGGTCGGCACAGGCTCGAGCTTCGGTGCCTCGATCACGTGAACCTGTCCTGCAGATGCACGCCCAGCCCCAGTGAGGCGCTGATCATCTGCCCGTCGGGGATGATCACGCCCCGCCCCGACTGCTCGGCGATCTCGAGCTGGTGACTCGTGTACTCGTAGGCGACAGCCCAGCCGCGCACGTACGGGTTCGCGATCAGAGGGTCGCCGGTGCAGAGAGCTCGCAGCTCAGCGTGACGCTGCACCAGCCGCCCAATCTGCTCGCCGACGGTCGAGATCTCTTCGTGCAGCTCTTCCTCAGTAGCCACGTTCCGCCTCCCGTATCTGCACCCACTGGCGCTCGAACGCTTCATACACAGGGCGCGGATGCGAGCGCCACCACTCGAGCAGCTCTTCACTCGCGTACGCGTGCGCCCGGATCTCATTGCCCATGAACAGATCGAGGGAGTCGACACCCGCGTCGATGCCCCGCCGATTCAGCAGTCGGCCATTGCATGCCTGCTCAGCCTTCAGATACTCGGCGATCCGGTAGTCCTCGAAGTCGGCCCTGCAGAGCCGCCACGTGGCGATCGCGTCGCTGACGATGCTCACCGCTGCAGCCGGTCGTGCTCGACCTTGCCCTGCACGCAGGGGACGCAGTCGACGCGATCCCAGACCTGCTTCGACTCGTTCACGCCCATCCGCTTGCGGCAGAGAGTGACGAAGCGGCCACCCATAACGCCCGCCTCGACGTAGCGAACCCAGTGAGTCTTCGACTTGCGGTTGCCGCGCGTGAGTCGCTGCCGTCGCTCGAGCTCGCTCACAGCGACCCCGACAGCATGCCGACGATCAGCCGCGCGACGGCGACGATCGCGGCGACGACGATGAGCGCCGCGAGGATCAGCACGAGCGGGCCGACGATGTACTTCCCGATGAACACGGGGAGCGAGAGACGAGGCTTCATGGTGTGGCTCTCTTTCAGCTGGTGGGTTTGCGTCCGCCGCCCGCGCCGCGACCGGGGCGAGAACGCTCCCAGGCCATGATCTGCGCGAGCTTCCAGACGGGGGATCGACCGTAGTAGCGATCGGGTGCGGGGAGATCTCCGGGGCGCGGGTTGCCGTCGCGCCGGTTCTTCGATGCGCGCTGGTGATAGACGCGGATCGAGTCGACACCGACGTCGATGCGCTCCGCGATATCGCTGAGCGTGAGTAGCTTCGCTGTCGTCATGCGAACAATGTTACACGAGAGGGGGCGAGCTCGTGTGAGCTCGCCCCCTGCGGGTCACGCGAACGCCAGCACCTTGCGGGAGAGCGTTGCGAAGGCGCGCTCCTTCAGCTGCATCGTCGGCTTGCTCGTGACGGTGCGCACCGCCCGGGCGAGCGTCACGTCGCGCCCTCCGGCGCGGACGTCCATGAAGTGATCGGCGTACTCGGTGATCGCCTGGTAACCGCCCCAGCGGGTGCCCTTCACGTCCTTCATGGTGGGCGAGTCGCCGTGCCACAGGCTCATTACGCCCTCGATGTGCTGCGCTGCGGTCTTCTTCTGACGCGTCGTCGTGGCGACGTCGGCGTCGAAGAGGCGCGCGGTGACCTTCTCGAAGGTCTTGTCGGTCAGCGTCTTCTCGATCATCTGCTGAGCTTCGAGCTCGAACGCGTCGAGGTACGCGAAGGTCAGCCCGAGCGCCTCGCGCGCTTCCTGCACGTGGCCCTGAGCGCCGCGCACGTGGCGGATCGAGAACGACGACTGTGCGCTGCCGAGCGCTGCGGCCTGAGTGTTGGCGCAGACGACGCGGACGGGCGTGATCAGGAACCGGAATGCGCTGCTCGCGTCGTGGCTGTTCAGCGCGACGAGGTAGAGGTCGACCGGATCCTGCCCGCCGATCTGCATCGTCTTCGGCATCTTCATCGTGACGAACGTCTCTTTGCCGCCGCGCAGAGATCCAGCCGTCTCGAAGTGCGCGCCGCTCTCGTCGACGATCGCATTCAGCAGATCGACGTGCGTCTCATTCTGAATGGGCTCGTAGTGCGAGCCGACGACGCCGAGGTACTGCGTCTGCTTGGTGAGGGGGTTCGTGTAGACGGTCGCCCAGCGGTTGTCGACTTCGAGCTGCCGGTCGCTCTTGTCGTCGACGGCGAGCAGCGGCACCTTGCGGACGTCCCAGTTCGCGAGCAGTCCCTTCTCGAGCGCGGTCTGCGCGTCGAAGGTGCTCTCGAGGGTGACGCCGAGACGGTGCCACGCGTCGACGCGGGCGCCGACGTAGGAGTGCTGGCCGGGGGCGAGTTCGTTCAGTTCGTGCGACATGGTGTGTCTTTCTGTTGGGAGTGAGTGACGCTGTTCGCGTCGTGAGAACTAAGTTACAGGTGCCCAGCTCGACGTGCAAGCTGGGCACCTTTCGGCGTGTCCTACCCCTTCGCGTGCTCGACGTACTCGATGAACGCCACCAGGGCCTCAAGCACGCCGCGCGGCCAATCAGCCCCGATCGCGTCGCGCCCATCGCGAGCGAGTCGCACGAGCTCAGGGTCGATCTCCGCGCGCTTCAGAGCGTCGAGCTGCAGCTGCACGCTCGCGAGCTGCGAATGCACCAGCGACTGCTGAGCGTGCTCCGGGGCGTTCGAGTGCGCGAGCTCGAACGCCTTGTCCGCGTGGTACTCCGCGCGCTCGAGATGCGTCAGCTCTCGACTGGGCTGGTCGCCCATCGCCTCGGTGTAGATCGCCATGCGCACTTCATCTGTGACGGCCACGCCGCCTCCCTTCACTTGTCGAGCGGCCACTGCAGACCGGCTCGCTTGATTCGACTGCGCGTGTTGCGCATCGCCCGGTGATCTGACTCAGTGCCGTGCATCGTCACTATGTCTCCCGATGGGCACAGGATCTGCCAGCCGTCGCGGGTCGGCTTCACGCGTGCTCCCTGCTGCTCGAGGCCGGTCAGGATCTTGCGGATGTTCTTCGCTTCGCTCATGAGAACGAAGTTACAGGTGGCCGACGACACCGCGCAAGCTGGACACGCCAGAGGGCGACGGTTTGAGATAGCCGACTGGATTGCTTACTATGTATCCATGACGCAAACGAAGATCACCGTGAAGATGACCGCCGCTCCCCGCAACATGCGCCCCACCGTCTCCCACCTGCTGCGCATCGACTACATGACGCACACCGTCACCGCGACCTACTCGACGCAGCTGCAGCGCCTCGTCGTGATCATCGACAGCGGCGCACCGACCGCGATCGAGAACGTGCCCACCCGCGAGGACGCAGAGCGCGAGATCGCCGCGATTCTTCGGGGCGTGACGATCGACTGAAACGACGAAGCGCCGCGAGCCCTCCCGAAAAGGCTCGCGGCGCTGCCGCCCCCGAGCGGGCGACTGGGTTCGAACCAGCCCCTCCGGATTGGTCGTCCGGCGCATCGCCTCAGATGCTTCACCCGCATGTTGGACAGTGCGACGCTAGACGCTGTCCGTCGCCGTTTCCGACGTCGCACTTCGAGGATACTCCACCGCGAGCTTCGCGACAGACCGCCTCATGGGCTTGTCGAGGGGCATCACGTATTTGTGCTTCGGAGTGATCTCGACGCGACGCGCCTTCGGGTCGACGTTCGCGCGCAGCCACTCGAGCGTCTGCTTCCAGCCCTTCGCGTGAATGCTGCGCATGTGCATCTGCACGCCGTTCACGACGAACTCGGGCGCCGCCTTGCCCTGGCCGACATAGATCCAGTTCCCGGCTTGGTAGATGCCGCCGTGGTGCCCCTGCATGGGGTCGGCGTAGCTGACGATCAGTCTCAGCCCGGGATTGCCTGCCTTGAGATCTCGGATCGCTGCAGCGACGATCTGCGACACCGGCGCATCGTGCGCATTCAGGGCGACACGAGTGAGCTCGACGCACTGCGTCTGTGTCAGCCCGAACGGGCTGCCGATCGTGTTCGTCGCGCCGCGCGAGAAGATCACGACACCGATGAACTTGTCGTGCTCCCAGACGCCCCTGCGGAACAGCTTGCCGCTGGGCAGCTTGCGGCTGTAGTGCCAGTGCTGCACCGCGTACAGCGCCGCCTCGTGACTGGCGGGCGCGATCTTCAGTGTCACGTGAGCTCCTTCGCTCGGAGCTCGCGCAATTCGACGCGCAGCTCGATCACAGCACCACGCAGCGCGTGGTGATACTCCTTCAGCAACTCGTACGCCTCCGGATCGTCCTCGCTGAGCTCGTGCATGAGCACGCCGACCTGTCGCGAGAGTTTCTTCACGCGAGTACGCGCGAGAGTCACAGCAGATCGTCCTCAGTCGCTGTGCGCGTGACGGGCGTGAACACGTGCCCACACTCAGGGCACGTCGTCACGCTCTTCCGGTCGAGTCGCACGTCTTCCTCGTCGTCGGGCTCGAAGTTGGGCGCCTCGAGTCCCGCGAGCAGTCGGTCGAGAGCGTCCTGATCGAACGCGGTGCCGTCGAGATCCGGCAGCTCCTGCAACAGCGCGACCAGCTCGCGGTCGTCGTACGCCGCGAGATCGTTCGTCCGGTTGTCAGCCAGCACGATCTTCAGAGCGCTCGCCCGGTCGACGTCGACGAACACGCACTCGATCGCATCCCAGCCGAGCGACGCTGCAGCCTCGAGAGTGTGATTCCCGGCGAGCACTTCGTTCGGCTTGCCGGTGTGCGTGCCGCGATTCACCACGATCGGCTTGTATTGCCCGTTCGTGAAGAGCGACTCTGCGATCGCGTCGACGTTGCCGCGGCGAGCGTTTCCCTCGAACGCATTGAGATCTGCGATGGGGACGCTTACAACCTGCATGCTCATGTTTGCATCGTACCAATAATGAAGCGGGGCGACGCACTCCCATACGTCGCCCCGCTCAGAATGATCACTGCGGGCCACCATGAAACCCGCCCGGATCGCCGTCCAGTCTACTCGATCAGAACGGCGTCTCGTCGTCGTAGCTCGCCGCGCCGGGCGTGTTCCAGACGTCGTCCTGCTGCGGCCTCTGCTGCTGCTGCTGCTGCACCGGCGCCCCGCCCTGTGTGGCGCGCACGACTTGCGCCGTCGCGAACCGCAGCGCCGGACCGATCTCGAGCACGTCGAGCTCGAACACCGTGCGCTTCTCGCCCTCCTTCGTCTCGTAGCTGCGCTGCTTCAGACTGCCCGTGGCGATCACGCGGGTACCCTTGGTGAGCGAGCCCGCGACGTGCTCGGCGTAGTCGCGCCAGATCGAGCAGCGAAGGAACAGCGGGTCGCCGTCCTTCCAGTCGTTCGCCTGACGGTCGAAGGTTCGTTCGGTCGCGGCGATCGTGAAGTTCGCGACGGCGAGCCCGTTCTGCGTGTAGCGGAGCTCCGGGTCGGCGGTCAGATTGCCGACGATCGTGAGCGGTGTCTCTCCGGCCATGCTGTCATTCCTTTCCTGAGTGAAGTCACTCGATTGTTGTGTGGGCGGGAGTCTTCAGACAGCCAGCTGGAACGGCCAGCTGGGGCTGTCGATGGTGTGCGTTACGCCGCGATGGACGATCAGCGAGCGATCGAGCTGCCGCTGAAGGGTGTCGAACTTCCTCAGCCCATCCTGCAGGACGCGTCCGACAGCGATCTCCACCTGCTCGAAGTAGTCGGGTGCGTCGACCCAGTCGTCGACGCGGACCTCGACCACGAGCCCGTCCGCTTCGAGCTCGTGTCGGGTGCGCACGCGCAGCGTCTCCAAGTCGGGGGCGTTGCATGAGCGCAGCAGCCGATCGACGAGCAGATGAGTCTCCTGGGCGACCAGAGCACGCGGGGCGTTCGTCATACTCAGGGCGAGGTCCGAGATCAGCCGCACCTCGCTGGCAAGGCGCCGCTCGCGCTTCACTGCTTGCTCCCGTACTCGAAGGGGCACGACTCGTCAGAGCAGCGCCACACGCCGACGCTGACCATGATCATGAGATGCACGTGCTGCGAGTCGGGCGACTGGGCGAGAATGCCTTCGCGGTCGACTTTGCGGCGCGCAGGGTCGATGACACGACGCGCGATGCCGCCGCCCCAGACCACCCGCAGGGGCAGCGCCGCAGCGAGCTGCTCGAAGTCGAACAGCAGACGTGCGTGCTCGTCGTCGTCGCCCTTGAGCTCGGCGATCATTCCGGCATTGAGCAGCGCACGCATGCGCACGACGATCTCAGCGACCTCGCGCGCGCTCATGTCACTCTCCACCAGGGGCACGGAGCAGCTGCCGCTTCGTCTCGAGTCGCGCTGCAGCGTCGTGCAGCGCCTGCTCATAGGCGGGCAGTCCAGGGTCGATCTCCGTGCTCGGGAGCGTGGTCACGACGATCTCGTGAGCGAGAGACAGCGTCGTGTCGACGACGTTCTCGCGGTACTCGTTCAGCGCCGCGTTGTCGGCGCTCGTCAGCAGCGGGACGACGTCGTCAGCGTCGCATCCGGCGCGCAGCATCTGCACGGCGGCGTCTATCATCGCTTCGAGCTCGCGCTGGCGAGCCTCGGCAGCGGCGGTCGCTCTCGCGTACGCGCCTATTCGAGTGATCTCGAAGTCACTCGCTCGTGCCCTCATGGTGTTCCTTCCTTGTTTCGGTCAGTCTAACTACTACCAGGGGATATCCGACACTCGCGCGAAGTGTCCCTCCCAGAACAGCGAGATCTTCCCCGTCGACCCGTGCCGGTTCTTCGCGATCACGACGTTCAGCTGATCGTCATGCTCTTCCCGCTGCTCATCCCAACCGCGTTGCAGCAGCAGCACGACGTCCGCGTCCTGCTCGATTGACCCAGACTCCCGCAGATCGCTGAGAGTCGGCAGACGACGCCCGCCCTGCTCGCTCTCGCGGTTCAGCTGACAGAGCGCGATCACCGGAACCTCGAGCTCGCGCGCCATGATCTTGAGCTCCCGCGAGAACTCGCCGACGACCTCCCAGCGGGGCCGCTTCGGGTCCGTCGCCCTGATCAGCTGCAGGTAGTCGACGACGATCGCGCTGAGCTGGCCGCGACGTGCGACGCTGCGAGCGTGCGCCTTGATCTGCGTCATGGTCGCCCCTGAGCGGTCGTCGATAAACAGCGGCATCTTGCGCACTTCGGGCCTGAGTGCGCCGATGCGCTCCCAGTCGGTCGGCGTCAGCGCGTTGCGCGTGAGGCTCGTCATATGCACGCCACCGCGCATAGCGAAGATCCGTCGCGTGAGATCTGCAGTGTCCATCTCGAGCGACGAGAACGCGACCGTTCCCGAACGCGCGAGATGCACCGCAGCCTGCAGCCCCATGATCGTCTTACCGGATCCCGGGCGGGCGCCGATCACGTACATGGCGCCAGGGCGGAAGCCGTTGATCAGCCCATTCAGCGACGTCCACGGCGTAGGCGTGAAGCGCGGCGCGGTGCGTAGCGCGTCGACGACGCCCTCGACGCTGTCGCCGACGGGCGCGATCTCAGAGCGCGCTGCAGACGCGACCGCATCGACCTCGCGGCGGGCATGCTCGACGAGCTCGTACGCGTCGCCCTCAGTCGCCTGCCCCATCTGCGCGACACGCTGGCCGACCTCGAACAGTCGCCGCTTGATCGCGTGCCTGCGCACGATGCTCGCGTAATAGCCCGCGTTCGCTGCAGTGGGCACTTCGTCTGTCAGCTCGTGCAGCAGCGCGGCGCCGCCGACACGCTCGAGCTCGCCAGCGGTCGCCAGCTGCTCAGTGACTGCGATCACGTCAGTCGGGCGGTTCTCCTGGGCGAGCGCGACGATCGTGCGGAAGATCGTCTCGTGACGCCCGTCCGCGAAGTCTCCCGGCTCGACCTCGTCGACGACGTCCCACACGACGCGCTTCGCCAGCAGCATGCCGCCGAGCACTGAGCGCTCTGCGGTGCGCGTATCAACTTCCATGCCACTCACGGCTTCTCCTTCAGTGACTCGAGCCAACCCGTTTCGCCCTTGCGACGGTCGTACTCTTCGCGGGTCACGCCCCGCGCTGCTAGCCAGGCATCCCGTGCCGACGCTTTCGACGGTACAGGCTGAGCGCTCGGCTTCCAGCCGTTCGCCTCTGCGCGCTCTTGAGCCGAGAGCACCCAGTTCTGCCAGGCACGTCGCCAGTCGCGCTTCACCGCGTTCGCTCCTGACGCTGACGCCCAGAAGTTGCGGAACTTCTCGAGCTCCCGGTCGAGGTTGACTGCGGGCCCCTTCTCGCGCGTGTAGGCGATCAACTTGTCGTCGAGCTCGAAGCTGTCAGGGAGTCGTGTGCCTCGCGTCTTCGCGCTGCTCTGCGGCGCTTGTACTTCGTTAGAAGTACGGGACGGGCCGGGGTTACGAACTTCTTCCGAACTTCGGTCGATGTTCGCCCGAACATCTGTGGAGTTCCTATGAGACTTCCGACCGGCTCGGAGCTCACGCATCCGCTCACGAGCAGCCTCACGATCCGCCTCGACACTCTCACGAGTGGGCTGCAGATCATGCCAGTCGTGGAAGCTGTAGCCGTCGATCTCCTCGCGCCACAGCCCCGCAGCGACCAGACGCTCAGCGACACTCTCGTCAGCCCCGAGAGGGGCGAGCATCGACAGCGGCACGTGCCCGTTCGTCAGCATCTGCGCGCAGTACGCGCCCGCCCGCACCCAGAGGCCCATCGCCTCATTCCCCGCCGAGAGCACCTTCGGGTGGAATGCGAGCCGATCGTCGACCTTGAACCACGTCATGAGAGAACGCCGAGCTCTTCGAGACGCTCGCGCGCTTGTGTGGGAGTCATATGGGAGTAGCTTCCTTCGCTGTTCAGCAGTCGCCAGCGCCCACCATAGGTGAGCAGCGGAACCGCCGCCGACTCGTGCCACCCGTGCACCAGCCAGCCGTTTTCGTATGAGATCTTCGGGTGCGCATGCACCCAGCCGTGACAGCCGGTCGTGCCGCTCCCGCAGAGCAGGATCAGATTCGCCGTCGAGTGATCGCCGAAGCGGCGCAGCTGTCGATGATGACGTGAGCCGCCGTCGATCCAGCGACCACACCGCACGCAGCAGTAGTCGTCGCGTTCATCGACGGCGGCGCACGTCGCCGCAGTGGGAGAGCTACCCACCGTGACCCTGCGAACCGGCTGCCCCGTACATCGTCGTCACGCTCTTGTTGATCGACTGGTACGCGGTCAGGTTCTTGCTCGCCGCAGCCGCGAGCCGATCCGCGAGATGCCACGCGACCTCAGCGGCGTCGCGCTCCTGACGCAGCAGCGTCGTCGCGACCTCCGCGTGGAACTTCTTCGTCGCGACCGCTCCGGGCGCCTCGAGCAGCTCCTGCGCGTAGGCCAGATCGTACTCACGCGACGCGTCGCGGTAACGCTCGAGAGCGCCGTTCACGATGCGCACCGCCCGCGCGACATGGTTCGCCGCGTCACGGATCGCTCGTTCGACCTCGACCGGGTTGAGCGGCTCGCTCGTCTCGTGGATCTCGGCGAGATAGGTCACCGACTTCTCGAGCTGAGCGATCGCCTGATCGTCGGGCATGACCACTAGTACGCGCCGCCCGTCGTGTGCTGGTCGCGCTCAGGCAGCTCGCCCGTTCGCGGGTCAGCGTTCAGAGTCTCGTCGAGCACTCCCGGCGTGTCGTCGACGATCTCCGCCTCCACGATCTCGTCCTCCCGCACGTCCTTCTCAGCCTCCTTCGCGCGCAGCGTCTCGCCGCGCTTGCGGAGGTAGACGCGCAGCTGCATCGGCTCGCCGTCGACGTCGGTCGTCTGTCCGAGCTCGCCTGCGTCGCGGCAGCGGTTGAAGATCTGCAGCACCGCGTCAGCGGTCATCGCAGCGTCAGCCTCAGCACGCCAGTCCGTCGCGGTCTGCTTCGGCTGCGTAACGACCGGCTGCGACGCGCTCGCCGCCTGCGGAGCGCTCGCCTGCGACGCGTTCGAGGGTGCGGGCGCACTCTCAGTCGTCGCGGCGCTCGCAGACGGCTCAGCGGGCGCCTGCCGCGTCTCCTGCGCCAGCGAAGCGTCCAGCACGATCTCCCCCTGCTCGTCGACGTCAGCGCCGAGCTCTTCGGGCATGTAGCCGACACCCATGAGCGCGTCCGTCGCCCCCTCACGGCAGACTTCCGAGATCGCGCGCGCCTTGCACATCGCCTCGAAATACTTCGTCCACGGGCCCTTATTGAGCAGCCCTGCACGCTCAGCGCGGGGGCGATCCCAGACGACGACGAACGGGTGCTCCGGGTCGTCGCGGCGCACGAGCACCGCCTTGGCCGCAAAATCGCCGTTCGCGACGCTGCCGCGCGTCTCCACCTGCAGCTTGTGACCCGCCCGCCTGACGACGGCGCTCATGAGCGCGGGCGAGATCGTCGCCTTGCCCTCGATGATATGAACGCCCTGCAGCGCCGCAACGGGATGCACGCCGAGCATGCTGCCCGTCTCGAGCACGAGCAACACCTTGCCCGGATTGGGCACCTTGACAGGCAGCATGACGCCGCGCCCGTTGTCGCGGAGCTCGTCGTCGCACAGCCCGACCGGGATCAGCGACCCCGCCGCCGAGAGTGTGCGCGCATATGTCATGCGCTGGTCGAGCGGTGACGCTGCGTAGCTATCGTTTCTCGCGATCTCGTTGTTCATGGTGTTCAGCCCTTCTTCTTCTTCGCGGTCACGTTCAGAGTCCGCTTCGTTTCGGTCTTCACGACGGTATAGCGCTGCACGAGTGCCTCGTACTGGGCGACGAGACGGGGCGCCTTCTCGCGCATCTTCGCCTCGTCGAGCACCGCGACGTCCTTCGTCGTCGTCGTCACACTCATCGACGCGACGTCGTTCTCTGCCTGGAAGTCAGGGGCGCCCTCAGCGAGCCGCTTCGCCTGCAGCTGCTTCCACACGTCCTCCTTCGCCTTCTTCGCGACCGCCTCGTCGTCGCGATACTTCAGCAGACGCTGCACGAGCAGCGCTTCCTCAGCGTCGAAGCTGCCCATAGCGGGCAGCTCGTCCGGATGCGAGCGGTCGAGCTCATCGAGGAAGTCGTCGACGATGGCGCGGAGCTCCGAGATCCTCTTCTCATCGCGCAGCACCCAGCACCACGACGGCGAGTCGTGCAGCGGCTGCGGGTCCGGCCAGTTGTCATCGTGCTGCTCCCAGACGAACAGGGTGCGCGCGCCGTTGAGCACGTACATCTGCCACTGCATCTGGTCGTAATAGCCGGTCGTCCAGAAGTGCGAGCGGCGCCAGCTGCCGTCCACGAGCTCCATGCGCAGCACGCCCTGCTCGATCGGGCCCGGCGTGAGGTCGTGCTTCGACGTCTTGATCTCGGCGAGCAGCCCGTCGAACTCGAACCAGTTCGAGACGCCGTCCGGCGTGCACAGTCCCCGCTTCGCTGCGTCAATGAACACATGCTGGTTCGGCGCGATATCGAAGTTCTCTTCGATCCACGCTGCGATGAACGGCTCACGCACGTTGCCGCGCTCGATGTAGCGGTTACCCGTGAGATCGGGGCGTTCGCCGGTCAGCTTCTCGATCTTGATCCGGCGACGATCAGCGCCGTATCCCTTCGCGAGATCGCGTGCTTCGGTCGCGCTGCAGCCCTG